CCGACGCGGTCGCGGCGCGCCTGGATGACGAGGGGGCCTTGTCGGCCTCGCAAAGCTGGCCGGACAATCCCTACGACGTCCCCGCGGCCCAGCGCCCCCAGCGCCCGGTGATCAAGACGCGCCGCCCTGTGGCCCGGTTCTGATCCGCCGTGGGCTATTCCACTGTCACGACCGTGCTGTCGCCGGCCGCCAGCCGCAGCCTGACCGACCTGCCGACGGTCAAGACCGAGCTGTCGATCGATAGCGGGGACACCACGGACGACGCGTGGCTGGCCCAGGCGATTTTCCAGGTCTCGGGCTCGATCGAGCGCTACACTAAGCGCGCCCTGGTCCCGGAATACGTGGTCGACAATTTCGATATCGAGCAGGACGCCTATCCCTGGCAGACGCCCGGTGGTTTCGCCCAGCTGCAGCTGAGCCGCTGGCCGGTGCTGGCCGTAACCTCGGTCGTGCAGACCCTGGCGACCGGCGTGACCCAGGTCCTGTCCGCCGGGACGGATTTCCGGCTCAATCCGGCCACGGGCCAGCTGCTGCGGCTGAACAGATTCACCGGCGTCGGTGTGACCTGGGAGGCGATCCCGGTTGCGGTGACCTATTCGGCGGGCTACGGCGTCTTGATCGAAGAAACCGGCGCCGTGCCGCAAAGCGCGCCCTATCAGGTGACGGTCCAGGGCGCGGGCGCCTTTTCCTGCGACCAGTCGGTCAGCTACGCCGGCGGCGCGCCCCTGGCGCGGGTCTCGTCCAATCCGGCCCAGGGCCAGTATAGCGTCACGGCCGGGGTCTACACCTTCAACATCGCCGACGCGGGCCAGGCCCTGGCCTTCGCCTACGCCACCGTCAATATCCCACCCGGCCTGGTCGAGATCTGCCTGACCCTGATCACCGGCCGCTTCATCGCCAAGGGCCGCGATCCAGCCCTGGTCCAGCGCGATACGCCCGGGGTGGGCACGGAACGCTGGTGGGTGGGCGGAACGCCGGGCCAGACCGGGGCCTTCCCGCCCGACATCGCCGCCGCCCTGGACGACTACCGCGTCCCGACGGTCGCCTGAGGAGTCCGCGCCATGGATTCGGTCCGCATCGACGTCACGGGCGCCCGTCAGGCCGGCCTTCGGTTCGACCAGTTCCCCGACGCCCTGCATGATGAGCTGCTGGGTGAGATCCGATCCCTCGCCAATGAACTGTTCGCCCGCGTGGTCGCGGCGACGCCCTCGGCGACCGGCCTGTTGCGCAGTCAGGAACGGGTGCGGGTGTTCGACGATCCGAGCCGGATCACCGGCTATGTCGATATCGAGGGGACCAAGGGCTCCCAGGACTTCGCCAAGGCCTCGGCCCTGGAATACGGCGCCCATAAGGCGACCAAGGTCAAGGCGCACGAAATGGGCCTCGATCACTACTGGTCACTGAAGCTGGCCCAGCCTGAGACGGTGCTGGTCCAGGCCTATGACCGGACGCCGGATATCGACGCGGTGTCCTTCGAGCGCGGCCCGCTGGCGGCCATGCAGCCGGAAGTCCTCGCCCGTCTGAACGCCGTGGTCGAAAAGGCCATCGCCGAGGCCAATGCATGAATATCGACGGCGAGCCTGCGCTGGAGGCCCTGTTTAGTCTTCTGGTCGCCAGCGCCGACTTCAAGACGACGGGGCGACGGGTCCAGCATTGGAACCAGACGGCCGCCCAACCAGCCCTGTTCCTGCGCCATATCGCCGATTCAGACGCGGCCGACGGGACCTATATCGTCACGACCCTGGAGTGCGAGATCTGGATCTATAGCAACGCCGGCAAGGATCCGAACGCCGTGCCCGACGTCGCCCTGACCGCGCTGGTCAAGGCGGTCCGCAGCTGTTTCGCGCCAGACGGAGACTATGGCGACCCGCGCTGCACCCTCGGCGGCCTGGCCTATTGGGCGCGCATAGAGGGGCGCAGCGACTATTCCTCGGGCGACCAGGGACCTCAAGCGATAGCGAGAATCCCGGTGCGGATAACGCTGCCCTGACAAATCCCGGAGAAACCCATGTCTAAAGCCGACCTCGTCAACGAATGGTTTCGCCAGAGCCTGTCCGGCGGACCGCTCGCGCGCGACACCGAGGCCTATAACCAGGTGGTCGGCGCCCTGCCGGGCCTGATCGCCAAGCTGGACGCCTCGCCGCCCGCGCCGATCCCCATCGCTGAAGCGCCCAAGGCGCCCGAGTCCGCGACGGAGCCTGAGCCCGAGTCCGCGCCCCAGCCCGAAGCGGCTCCTCAGCCGCCCGTCTAACCGTTCTTCGTCCCGGCTGTCCTCGCCCCGGTTTTCCCTGAAAGGATCCCGACCATGACCACCGTTCTTTCCGGCAAGCCGACCTTCGGCGCCGGCCGCGTCTTCGCCACCGCCAATATCGCCAACCCCACCCCCGCCCGCGCCCTGGTGCCGCAAAGCCAGTCGATCGACTTCAAGCGCAAGGTCGAAAGCCTGTTCGGCGAACAGCAGCTGGCCGTGGCCGCCGGCGCCGGGTCGATGGAAGTCACCGGCAAGGTGGAATACAGCAAGAGCGTCGCCCGCATCATGTCCGACATCCTGTTCGGCGACAGCGGCACGACCGGCTCCTATGCCGAGGCGGACAAGGAATCCGGCACGGTCGCCGCGACCACGCCCTACATCATCACCGTGGCCAATTCGGCGACCTGGCAGTTCGACCTCGGCGTCGTCAACGCCGTCACGGGCGCGATCTATAGCCGCGTGGCCGGCGGGTCCGAGGTGCTGGGCAAGTCCTATTCGGTCGCCGCGGGGGCCTATACCTTCGCGGCCGGCGACGAGGGCGTGAACATGCTGATCTCCTACGCCTATTCGGTCTCGACCTCGGGCGAGACCATCAACCTGGCCAACCAGAACCAGGGGCTGACCGGCAGCTTTACCGCCGTCCATGTGCTGCCCTGGGGCAATGAGCAGGACATGTATGTGTTCGACAGCTGCATCGCCTCCAGCAGCAGCCTGTCGGCCAAGCAGAGCGGCTTCGGCAGCCAGACCCTGGAATACACCGCCTTCGTCAATGGCTCGAACACGCTTGGGACGGCGACCTTCGCTGAGGCCGCCTAGCGCTCAAGGAGCGAGCGCATGCGAGCGTTAGCGCAACGAAAAGGGCGGCGCTCAAGTAGCGAGCGCATGCGAGCGATAGCGCAAAGGAAGACTCTGATGCGAGCGATAGCGCAAAGGAAGACTCTGATGCGAGCGATAGCGCATGGGAGAGTCCGATGACGGAGGCTGAGCGCCGGACGCTGGGGGGCGTCCGGCGCCTGGTCTTCCAGAACCTCGCCAACGGCCTGCCGGTCGAGCGGGTGATGGAGGATCTGAAGCTGTCGCAGCTGGAGGTCGATAATGCGCGGCGCTTCGTCGCCCGCAAGATCACCCAGCACCAGGTCCAGCGCCGCCAGCCGACGATCCCCTGCGACGATATCCGCGCCATTCGCTGGAATCGCCGCCCCCTGCTGGCCGTGCTCGCGCGCATCGGCGACCTCGATCTGTCCACCGACCTGATCCTCAAGATCACCACCCAGGCCCTCGACCATCCCGAGATGATCGAAGGCGCCAAGCACCGGATGTCCGAGGCGCGCTGATGACTGAACCGGCGGAATTCGATCCAGAAACGGCGGTCACCGCCCTGCTGGCGGGGAAGGTCTGGCCGATTCCCGAACTGGTCTGGCGCGACCTGAAAAAGTGCCGGGCAGAACTGCTGGACCTCAGTGCGCGGATGAGCGCGGCGATCGACGCCTCGCCGGACGTCGATGGCGAAGGCGATGTGGGGCGCTCCGCGCGCCACATGGCGGTGATGTCCGATGTGTTCAACGGACTGTCGAACGAGGATTTCGACCGGCTGGTGATGGGGGTCCTGTTCGCCGGTCTGGTCGCCGGCCACCCGGGCCTGACCCGGGCGGAATTTGAAGGCTGGGTGACCAGCGAGACCGAGCGCCAGTTCGCCTGGATGGTCGTTCGCCGCCAGTCTGGGCTGTTCGTGTTTTCGACCGAGGCCCCGGCGCCGGGGGAGGGCGAGGGGGCGGCCTAGTCCCCGAGCCAAACTGGGAAGGCGTCGTCCTGCGCGCCTGCCGCTATTTCGGCCATACGCGGGACTATTGGTGGGCCAACCTGACCTGGTCGCTGCACGCCGAGATGCAGCAGCAACTGGCCGAAGATCCCCCAGCCGACCATCTGGTGGCGGCCTATTTCGTCGGCCAGAAGTGGTGGACGCCGCCGCCGCGCACGGCGTGCGCGGGCGCAGTGGACGCTGGCCCTGACGCCGCCGGCGAATGGGATAGCGGCCTGCCCGACGTGACGGAGTAGCCATGACCAACAATATCGCGGTCAGCATCAAGGTCGACGTCGCCGACTTGCAGGTCAAGCGGGCGATCATGTCGTCTGAGCTGAAGGCGGCCCAGAAGGATCTCGCCGACTTCGCCAAGCAGGCCAAGTCCGGCGGCCTGACCGACGAACTGCGCGCCGACATGCTCAAGACCGGGTCCGAGGTGGCGCGGCTGAGCAATGGCGTCAAATCCTTCGATTCTCAGCTCAAGGTGGTCACCGGCGGCCTCGGCGGCGTGCACAGCGGCATGGCCGGGGTGACCCGCGAATCCATCGTCATGGCCCGCGAACTGGCCCGGGGCAATTTCACCCGGCTGTCGGGCTCCGCGACCATCCTGGCCCAGCGCCTGGGCATCCTGACCCCGGCGGTGATCGGGACCGGCGCGGCTATCGCCGCCATCGCCGCGCCGATCGCCGTCTTCCTGCTCGCCGCCGAGCAGGGCTCTGAGGAGATGGCCAAGTTCCGGAACGCGATGGAGGCGACCAATGGCTATGCCGGCGTCACCATCTCGCAACTGCAGGGCATGGCCCAGGCGACCGCCAATTGGGCGCATGAGGGCATCGGGGCCGCGACCACGGAGCTGATGGCCCTGGCCTCGACCGGACAGTTCACCGGCCAGACCATTCAGCTGATCGGCGCGGACGCCACGCGAATGTCGCAGCTGACCGGCGAGAGCGCCGACAAGTGGAACGCCGAGTTCGAAAAGATGAGCGGCGGCGTCGCCAAGTTCGCCGCCGACTACCAGGCCAAGTATGGCCAGCTGACCACGGCCCAGTTCGAATACATCCAGCAGCTGGAACAGCAGGGTCAGAAGGAGTCGGCCGAATACGCCCTGGCCAAGGACGTCTATAACTATCTCGGCCAGCAGGCCCCGCAGAACCTCGGCTTCCTCGAAAGCGCCTGGCACAAGGTCGGTGCGGCGATTTCTGACGCCTGGGACAAGCTGAAGGGCTTTGGCCGCGACAGCAACGCCGACAAGATCGCCGCCGCGCAGAGCCAGCTGGACTATTACAAGAACCTGTCCAAGGGCGGCGGCGGCCTCGAGCACAGCTATGACGCCCAGATCGCCGCGGCCGAACGCCAGCTGGCCCTGGCGCGGTCGCAGGAAGCCGCCGACGAGCGCAGCGCGACGGCCAAGGCGCATGCGACCGAGGTCCAGAAGGAAGGCGTCGCCGCCGCCCAGAAACTGCAGGAGCAGTTCGACGCCTCGCGCAGCAGCGGCGAAAAGCTCAAGATCGCACTGCAGGGCATCAACGAAAACCTGAACCGGGCGGTCGCGGCTGATCCGGCCAACAAGGCGCTCTATGAAC